GCGATCAGTAATTTTTGAAAGTACATGTTGCTAATTTTGCTTGCAGGATAGTAATCTATTACAGGACACATTTCACGACAAGCATCAGCCATTTCTTTATCTAAAGCAAATAATACAATAGTTTCGCTAGTACTTTGATTATGTGATGTAATCATGTTTTGCATCATGGGGATAATATTTTTATCACCAACACAATAAACAACAGTATTTCCAGAATGGTTATTTAAATAATTATGAATATTCATCTTTACAGTTATTATAAAATTGTATTTCGTATTTTAAAAATTTGTAAGCAAATTCTTGATACTCAGTTGATAAGTCAGTAAATTGTACAGCATTTCGTTTCATTGGTCCAAATGCATCATTGCTATCGTTTTCGTTTGTTATATTTACATTTGGGTTAACTGGTATATCGTAATCTTGAAATAATTTATCAATCTTTTCTAAACGATCAACTTGATCTAAAAAGAATACATGCTTATATCTTTTTTTTATAGTATTAAAAGCAAGCTCGCAATTTTTTTCTTCAAGAGCTATTGCTCGTTCTTCGGTAGGTATTGATTCTCTTTCTTCGTGTCGTTGCCATTCTCTAAATTTAAATCGCTTGTATGTTGATACTAATGCATCGTTGTAACTTATTGGATTTTCATTAGTATGAAGTATAAACCATTCATATTGTGCTTCATATTCAGTTGGTACAAGATTAAAACTATTTAAAAACCATAATTTAAAATCAACATCCATCTCGTTCCCCCATTTATACCATATGTCAGATATAAAAAAATTATAGGCACTCATTATCCTGTCAATGGGTTCTCGTAATGTTGTTGTATAAATTGGATTACAATCAAAATTATTTTCTAATAACCCAGGATGAAGTCTACCATGTATAAATTGTGGTTGGGGATTCATTTTATTATTAAACGGAGTATCATATTCTTCGTCATCTTTTGTTCTTATACACTTTGTTGGCAACTCATAACTAGGAAAACGTAATAATGTCGATACTGCATTATTTTTATAACGTTTCCATACGGTAGATCCTCCGTTCTTATAGATATGTTGATATACTAAAATATTCATTTAGGATAAAATGCTTGTATTACTTGTGTGTCCTGTGGAATAACAACTGGACTTTGCACATTGAAATATTTATCTGCTTTTTCTTTGTTTAATAATTTAGTTATAGTATGATCAAATGCATCAAAGTAATCAGTATCATTTTCTTGTGGGGCTATTTCTTTATAATTATTAATAATATCTTTAAATGTATTTGTTGGGCTAAGTCTTCCTATAATATATCTATCTGCACCTGGACGATCTAAAAATCCTGCTTCTCTATACAAATAAACATCGCCATACAAGTCAATTACACACGATATTTGCGGGAAACCCTTAGGTTGCATTTCTTTATGCGTTACATGTTGTAGTACTTTACCAGGTAATCCTAAACTAGGATAATGTAAAGCATAACCGTAATCAATATGTATATTAGTATCTATTTTTTCAAATGCTTCTATTAATTGTTGTTGGTTTTCAAATTTATTTGCATCAGTCGGATTGGAATAATCTTCTCGTAAAGTAAGAAAGTCTCCGCCAACATCCTCAACAAATTTAATAATTTTATATATGTGTTTTGCTTGTCCTGGTAATACAACATAATTAAATCCAAATTTTACCTTTTTACCTAACCTGTTTCGTAACTTTGAAAAAGTTATTGCATTCTGTTTTACAATATCAAATCCTTTTTTACTCTTAGTTGTATTATAATAACTCTCAGTATCATACCCATATAAACTAATACGTAATGTATCTAAATCCCACACCCCTTGCTGTTGTTCTAAATACTTTTCTGTTAACATGTAGCCGTTTGTATATAACCCAAATTTAAATCCACGAGCGGCTCCATGCTTAATTATACTACCTAATCCTGGATTTGTCAACGGTTCTAATCCGCCACTTAAATAAAATCTATGTGGATCATCAGTGGGTGCGGTGTCAATTATATTATGAATTAATTCGTTGCCGTGTTGTCGTACATCTTTTTTATAATATGCATCATGCTCACGCCCACAGAAACTACAATAAAACATACATGATTGTCCTAAGTACAAACCTATTCTATATGGATATTGATACTCATTATTCAAACACTTATTAACAAGATCCTTTTGTAGTAAAGGTATAATAGAATTTTTCCAATATTTTGTACCTTGTCCATTTATAATAAGATCTTGTGCAAACTTACACTCTTTAATTGCTTTATTAATTTTGTTTAATTGTTCTTTATCAAGAATTAGTTTATTTGCTATTTCTTCTTGTGTCACAAATGGATTGTCGGCTAACATGCTAACAATACTTTTTGCTTTAGCAGTTACGTTATCTACAAGTGTAACATCTTTAGGATTAGATAATGCGTTTGCATTTAAAAGATGCTTTAACATATATTCTCTAAATGCAGTATACTCATTAGATTTTAGATTTTCTTTGTATAACATTTTATTACCTTGTTCGGTAATATCTACAATCCAATGATTATGTTTTTGCATTCCACTAGGGCTACCACTAAGATTATATGGCATTGTATCCTTCATAAAATGTTCTAGTTCTTCGTCTAATGAGCCTTCGTTTAATTTAGTAAAATCATATATAGTGTCCCCAAACGAAATTGCTCTGTATGCTTTTGATGCATTGCGTTTTAATTCAACATGAATACGGTAAAAACTGTAAACGTTGTGTCCTGGTGCTGACAATGTATAATTAATAGTTGTTTCGTTGCGTGTAATAGTACTAATTTGATATGTTTTTTTTCCAAGTACCATATCTACTATTGTTAATATATGCGGATTAATATCATCAAAGATACTAATAGTCATATCGGATATTTTACGTTCTCCGTATTTTACTTCATCAAACACCGAATGCCATGTTATTGATATTTCACGTTCCGGAGGAGCTGGCAATTGTTTAAAATATTGAGAAAAATTAAACTCATATCCTATATAAATTTCACCTAGTTGACCTAGTTCGATTGCCTGTTCAAGGGTAGGCACAAAAGGTTTTTCACAAAGAACAGTTTTACCTTTTTGTAGTAATTGTTTACATGTATCGTAATGATCTGCAGGATGGTTGGCTACAATTACTTTATTAGCAGTAATATCATTTAAACTATTATATAAAGGAATGTCAAGTCCCAGTTGCTCTATCCAGGATTTTGTGTTATTATAGTTGTGTAGAGATACTATTTCAATTGCAGTTGTTGGATGGAAACTTCCGGACCTTGCAATAATTCTTGCCCATCGGCCGCTTCCTACAATACATATGTCACTGATTTGCTTTCTCATGTAAATATTTCATGTTTCCAAAATTTATTTGTTCGTCAAGCAATATCGGATCTTGTAATACTTTTAAAAAGTTTTGATGTTCAGGGTGTGTTACTTTCCATACACACTTCTCTTCATATATTGGCGCTGTTAGAACTGACCAATCAAGTATAAGACTAAACGCAATTCCGGCAGTTGTATTAGGAAAACGAGTTTTTATTAACCGTACATATTCAGGCATTTCTTTGTAATTATCAGTTTGAACAACAAAGGAAAAAGATAACTCCAATTCTCCGTGGCTTTCTTTAGGCGGTCGTGCTTTGGAATTTAAATAATCACAATTTTTCATGAGTATATCCCAATGCCCGCCTAACCTAGTTTTATTTTCATATGTTTCTTTTGTACCTGCATCTAGGCTAACAGCCAAACAACCTAAATTATTATGTATCTTGTGCATACTATCATACATTTTAGGTGTTAGCATTACTCCGTTTGTTTGTAAATTTATTATTAAATTAGGATGATTACTGCCGTCTAATGATTGTAATAGTTCTCTATAAATTTTACTACCAAATGGATCGCCTGAACCGGTTATCCAAATTTCAACAGGTTGTTTTGGATCTATTCGTAACACGGCTGCCATTAATTTTTCTGTTAAGTATTTTCTTTTTTCATATTCTGGACCTTCGCTATGTTGTATTTTACTAGCACGGCAACTAGGGCAATATAAGTTACAACTTTCGTCGGTTCCAAATAAAATATCAATGGGATGAGGATAAGGAGTAAGACTTTTATTATTAAGAGCATCTATTTCCCAATCAAAAACAGGATGCCCTGACTTAAAATAACGTCTTGGAACTCCGTTTTCAACTAATGGTTCATTGACTGGAGTAGTAGTAACCCATTCTTTTTCGGGTAAATTATCACCTACTATATGTGGACAAATTTTATGTTGACAATAGTTCCATTTTCCAGTAACTATTTGATTACGTAATCGTTGAGCACCTATGCTATTCCATATTTCTTCTACTTCGTGATCGAATAGATTACCTATTGTATATGGTAACCAGGTAGCACAACACATTTTAACACCACCGGAGGTACCAACTTCAAATCTAGTAAAAAGATTTTTACAGTACTTTGTAGAAAGATCTCGTTGAATATTCGGAAGTCCTTCTTGATCAACTAACCATGTATCGGTAAATCCGTTACTAGTGTCGGACTTAGTTCCCCGTTTCAGAGTCATATTTGATATTTCCAGATTTCAGCGTCTATCCATTCACCGTCGGGTGTTGGTATACCATCTTTAAGTTCTCCAAGATAAATTTGATCGTCACATAGTAACAACCCTGTTCCTGACATATCTTCGTTGAGATGCCCTAAAAAAATGTTATCATTGTAGTCAAACGAATGAGTGCCAAAGTTTGTCTTTTCTCCATCGACATATTCAGATAATTCTACGTCATGAGGTCCGGGCATATTTTTATCACATTTTATTTCTAGTCCATGTTTTACCCCGTCCTTGAATTCTTCTGCTATATGAATGTTTCTAGGGTTTGTTTTAGTTTTACTATATCGTGTAACACTAATACCATCATGCTTGCCTTTAGTATATTGTGCAACAACTTTCTTTCCTTCTTCTTCGTCTTCTAATACACCATTGCCGGTGTATTCATTATCTAACATTTTTTTTGTGATTATCATATTATACCTTATATTTGTATTGGTGTGTAGATCTTGTTGCGTTTTTGTGCTAGTTCATTATATACTTCAGGTCGACAAAAGAGTAAATCAACTTGTGCTAACCTACCATAACCGTAGTGTAAATCTACTATATCCCAAAGAACCCATTGATGTTTACCAGAAAGAAAATCTAATTTATTATATAGTCTATTTAACTTAATTGTAGTTTCAATCATTATCCAATCTACATACGGAAATAATTCAACTGCACCTCGTACTACTTGTAAATCTAATCCATCAATATCTATCTTTAATAAGCAAGGACGTTTCCATTTGTGCTTGTGATGTTCTAATATATTGTTTAATGATGGATCAAACTCATCAACTTTTACTTCAATTAATTCATAGTCTATTTGTTCATCAGTATATTTTTTATCTATATTATCGATATCGCATTCTAACAAAATATGTTTTGCATTAGGATATAACTCCATTAAAACAGGAGTACCATGCATTCCTACTCCAACATCTATTATTGTTTTAAAATCAATATCATTTGCTTTTAACATTTCAAATGAACTGAAACCAGAGGTCTTGCGTTTCTTCATTATAATATACGACTATATTCGGCTTCGCCTATAAAAACTAACTCAATTTGTTCTAATCGACCTTCATCATTTAGTCGTTGTCCTTTGCTATCATCTCCGTAATACATCGGCAGAAACATATCCCATAACCTAAAATTTAAATCAAACATAGCATTCATAATTTTTAGCATGTTAGCTTTAGTGCAATGCAACCTACCTTCTACAATAATAATAGTTGCTTTGCTTATTGTACTAACTGCACCAGTTAAAATTTTAAGTTCATCGCCATCAACATCAATTTTTATTAAGTAAGGCACTTGCTCATCTGTCATAATGCTATCAAGTGTACTATATTTTAATTTACGTGAAAAAAAAGTAGACAACGAATTATATGATGACGGCATATGATTCTCATGAACTAACTGTAATTTTTCTTCATTTGTATCTGACAATCCGACTGTATGTAAATCATAATTAAAATCTTTATACCTATCTTTAATTGTTTCTGCCCATTCAATAATTATTTCAAATAGTATATGTTTCTTATCAGGAAATGCTTTCATTAAATAAGGTGTACATTGTCGCACACCAATATCAATAACTGTTTCTATATTAACTTTTGATTTTAAAAAGTTTAAACAAGGTTGTGGGAAATTTCTATCTGCATCTAAATACATTATTCGTCCCATTCCTTCTTTATGTTTTCAAACCACGTTTGTTCCCATTGTTGATCATACTTTACTGATCTTTTATATTCTTCCGGAAGGTCATGAAAAAATGTCCAGGGGATACCTTGGTTTTCTATTGTTAATTTTGTATCATTGGTCCGTATAATTTCTTTGTCGGGTGTAGCATCTACTTCATATTTTTCAAGTATACCATCGAAGCGTTCACAAAAATTTTGGCTACTGCTTCTAGATGGACTAACAAAAAATATATCAGAGAAATGCTTTGTTACAAGACCAAGTGCAAATTCGCTGTTTTGTTTTTCAACTTTATTTGCTTGCAATCGTATGTTTAATTGTTTTTTAGTATTAATAGTAGTTACTGTCTGATGATGACCTGATGAAGCAACACCAATTGTTGCTTCTAGTGCATCAGTATTCATATAGAGTGCTTTCATTGCTATTTCATCATCCATAATTGATCCGGATTTGTAAAACTGTTTCATACTAACATGTTGCTTAAACACATATTGATATTGATGTAGGTGAGGCATTGGACGCATAACATCTCTATTTGCGTACCACAACAAAAAATCTAAGTCGCCAGTAAAGTGCGAATTCATATACTTTGCTTGTGTTTTGATAAAATTATATGAACTCATTATTCTTTCAACTGGATCTCGTAATGCTGTAATGTAAACTACATTTGCCGCAGGATATATCTTCTCAACGTTTCCGATAACTACATCGTGGCCAATAAAGCAACTATTTTCAGTAACTTGAGGATACCATAACGGATTTTCTCTTATGTCATCGTCAACAAGATAGAAATTGTTGCTATTTTGATATCTTTCTCTTATTGTAGTACCGGCAGTTTTTGGTATATGAAAAAATACTACAATATTACCTTTAAACTCGTCTGAACTCATTTATCTCCTTTAATCCTAATTGATTTTTAGACCAATAGCCTATAATACAGTTAGATTGATTCCATGTTTTAATATTATTAAAATTATAAATTTTCCAGCCTTCGTTAATTGCTGAATTAATTTGATCCTCATTTATTAAATCGCCATTAGTTTGAGCTCTAGTAGCACACCCTATTTCTTCTGTTATTATTACTCCATTATCTGTTAATGCATCCTTCCACACATCTAACTTCTTCCATACATCAATTCCGTGTCGTGCATCATTGATAATTAAATCTATTTTACCATGTTTGTTTATTATTTCTTTAACAGTTTCAATACTAAATGCATCTCTATCAAAGTACCAGTTATTGTTTTTAAAAATAAAACAGTTATTTACTTTTAATTGATATTTTAAATAATTATCAACTGCTTCTTTACATTCATCTAATTGTTTTTCAAAACTATCACCTGTTAGCGACTCAACTGATTGACTAGGATTTAATAATTCTATTCCTATTTTTACACTATCCTTTAATATATCGTTCCATAACATTAAATTAGTGCCTGTTGAAATTCCTAGTTCAAGAAATATGTTAGGAGTAAGTTCGTTTAATATAGCATCATAAAATTTGTTATAAGCACGGCTAAATCTACGAAAAGTTGAATTATTTTTATGTTGGTGTGCAACACTAGAATATTTCATTAAGATTCATTTGATAGCTCACTATTGACTTTGTCTGGTGCTTCAGTTATAGCCGGTGGATGTACATAATGTCCCCATTCAAAATTACCTTCTTCTATCATGCCATTTGGATACGACAATTTCCCTTCGCCTTCGTATCTTCCTTCGACCATTTCCCCTTCATACGTTTCAAATATATCTCCATATAATATCTTAGTAACTTTAACAGGATTAAGACGTACGTCATCTTTATATGATGCCTCAATTGTTGTACTAGCTCCTGGACCAACTTTAAATCGTTCAATAAATGGTCCTTGTTTTACACCTGCAACAAATTTTCCTTCTTTTTCGAATCCAAGTATATCTCGTAAAATACCATTGCCGTCTGGCTTTCCATTTTTAATTTTACCAGTGAATTTAAGACCTTTTTCGTCCATATTAAAATCTTCAGGTTTTATGGGTTTATAATCTTTATCATACCACGCACCCGGCTCCGACGGAACACAATCTTGTCCACATATACGTCCTACATATGTTAGACCATCGTGTGCAGATACCATTACACCAAGTCCGTTAGGCATATTATTTCTAAATTGCCCAATAAACTTTGCTCCGGATGGCCAAATATGTAATCCTATTCCGCTTTTCTTATTTTTAGTATAAGCACCCGCAGTCTTTTCGCCATGCGACCAATGTTTTAAATTGATACCCCACGACATATCATTTTTAAACATGCCAGCACTGATTGCTTCATGCTTAACATCATACATTCCAATTCCTTCTTCAACATGTACTGGTAAAAAAGGCGGAACTTCATCGACACGAATTACCTTGTGTTCGCCCCAATAAAACCTAGTACTGAAATAATAATTTGCAGTACAATCCCAAAAACTATCACTCATTTAAATTCCTCCTTACATTTATTATAAAAATCTATATCTTGTTCCATATGAATCATAAGTAAATTCTTACTGTCTTCATCTAAATCATCGTATGTAACATATTTTTTCTTTATTTCTGCTAACTCTGGTGCAGTTCCGTGTGTATGCATAACCTCACGATCGGGTTCACACGGTATATCATATTCTTTTACTAACTTATCAAATTTATACATGTAATCATCATCCATAAACAAAACATGCTGACACTTATTACGTAATAATAGCAATGCTTCGTGTACATGTCTACGTTGTTGTTCGTATATCCATTCGAGTTCGGTTTGATTAATTGTTGCTTTATGATCTGTCATTAAGTGTGAGTTCATTATAGCACCACTACATAATGTTTTTAATAAATCATAATTGGGTTTTTTAACAAAATGTTCATATTGGTAATTACATACAGTTGGCAATAATCTGTTTTTATTTATAAACCACGTAAAAAAGTCAATGTGTCCTGCATCTCGACCCCATATTGTTGATAATTCTAATAGATAATAGTTATATGCACTTATCATTCTATCAACAGGATTGCGAAGACAAGTTACATAAACAATATTACGTTTAGGTAAATCAAATAAATCAATCTCAACACCGTGTCCTATAAGCATTCTCGGATCATAACTTTTAATTACCTTTAGTGGTACACGACGGCTAGGTATTGTTTCAGTATCATGATTTAAAAGACCAAACTCACTATCTCTAACATAAACAAATTTCGGGTTATGTCGGTACCGGTCAACTATTGTAGTTACACCGTTTTTAAAAACATGTAAAAAAGCAATAACGTTAATCATTTGTCAGTATGGCGCAGGACGTTTTTGATTACAGAAAATAACAAATAGTCAATTCTATTATAAGAAGTAAATTTTCCTCGTAATCCTAAATCTAAATTAATATAATCTAATTTATCGGTTAGTTCAATAACCGGTTCTCCTAAATTTTCTTTATCACAAAATAGTTTAATACACTGAATAATATTGAATTCTTTACTGTATGCAATTCTATCGTTAGGCCAATCGTAACTAGAAAACAAACCTATATGATAAAATGATTGCAAATATTCAAATAACTGTCGCTTAGTTTTATCATCAGTTATTACATTGTTATCTAAATCTATATTTAATATTTTATCAAGACGCAAGTGCCTAGACATTGCATTACGTGTAGTAAAGATTAACTCTTCAAATAATTCATCAGGATATGCATCATCAAACTCTTCGGCTGTATCTAATTTGTAAATTTGTTCTGTTAATGCTCTATCAAACGGATCTCTTAATAATAAAACAGTATTTTCAGGAACAAAATCTGTAGTGTGTTTAAAACAATCAAAGTTGTTATACAGTACTGATGAACCGCACTTTGGTACATATGCTAAATTAAACATCTACCCTTTTTTCTTTTGAAATTATCATATCAGTAGCACAATAGCAAAATTCTTTTTTGCACAATATTGGTATTGTTGGCAAGTTAAAATTCTTTAAATCTTGTATCCAGCCAAGTTGTTTGCCTTGTAAACATGCCGCTGGCCATATTTCTCCTCGATCATTTACATGTAAATGTTCTATACCACCATAACAATCCCAATTATAAAATTGATTTTTTCTACTTTCAGCAATCGCATTTGTATCTAACTCTGATTGTTCTTCGTATTGTCCGTTAGCAGTTTTAAATACGCCTGTTACATCAATTGGTACTTTATAATGATTCTTGCTTTTTGTTGGCAGACTTGTTTCTCGTTTAAACCATAGATCCTCATTTAAATACTTTTGTTGTTCAGGAGTATACTCATGATATTTTTCATTTTCAGTAAGCCAGTCATCAATGATTGGAACTTTTTCTACATGAACAATAGTTACAAAGGGCCTAGTCTTAAGAAGTCTATATAGTTCTAATCCTTTTTCAAAATATGTTTGTTTCTGGTGCATCATAATACGAACAGATACTAATGAATGGGCCCATATTGCTTCTACAATATCAATAAATTGCCTAGTGGTAGATGCTTCAGTATGAAAACTTAAACTTACCCAATCAAATGCTTTATGATATTTTTTCCACCATTTAATAGACTTGGAACCATTGCTAGTTATACCCATTTTTACATTATTTTCAAGTAAAAAATCTACAAACTGATCAAACCATGGCATCGCAGTTGGCTCACCTCCTGTAAAACTTATTACCAACTGCTTGTCGCCTATTTGTGTTAATACTTTTGTTACAAACTTTTTATATACTTCAATATCAAATAACTTGCTACTTCCTTCGTGATTAAACGGATGACAGTATGTACAACTAAAATTGCATTTATTAGTAATAAACCAATTTATATGAAAAAAATCATTATACTTTTGATGTATTTTTACTAACTTAGATCGTTTCTTAAATATTCCTGTAAAGACACTATTATCCATTTATAATTCCTTGTAAACCTTTTAGTTTGCTTATAACAGCCGGCTTTTTTAATTGTCCAATTTTAATTAATCCAAATGCATTTTTATAGTTATCAAAGTTCCATAATCTTGCTGTTACTAAATTCCAACTATTAATAGACGTTTTTAATAACTTCATTCGAGGAGTATGCTTTATTTCGTCACCAAGATAAACAGTAATATCAGAGCTAAACGAAATTTGAGGTCTAATATAATCATGTGCATATCCAGGTAATACTTTAACTACTTCAAGTGGCTTGCTAGTATTTTTTCGTGGTATGTATTCTTTAATATAATTCTCATGCTCAATGCCTGCTGTATTATAAGATAAAAATACATCGCCTGGTTTTTTTCCGAGTGAAAATAGTTTAAGTTGTTTGTTTGTTAATAGTCTATTAGTATCATTATCATATTTAAATTGTAACCTACTATTATTTGTTCCATGAAAACAATTTTCAATTAGTATTCGTAACTCCCGTGATTTATTAATAATGTTAAGTAATTCATCACTGGTAGGATAGTACTTTGTACCAAGTATGTTATTATAATGCTGTAGTGATTCAAAATGTAACACATTTAAAACTCTATGATACTCGTAATATTCTTCAGGTTTTTTATTTTCAAAAAGCTCCGTCCAATTATACGAAGGTAGTTCAGTGAATGTTTCATCAAACGTATCATTCCACTCATTTATAAATTCGTTTATTTCTTCCTTTATCTTAATATATTGATATTGATATTCATCATTTTCGATTACTGAATTATGTATAACTCGTAAATCTTTACACGATTTACAGATATCTAAATATTCTTCAACAATATCTGACTTATTAAATTTAATTTCTAATTGTGTATTTCCGAGTTTCATAAAAGTTTTTGTAATTCAGGAAATGTTGTACTAAAATTTGTTTTACGCATCGAATCAATTGCTTTGATATATTGTTTAAAATCAGGAAGTAAGTGACTAGTATCTTCTAAATTCATAAAGTTAATAGCATTCTTAATATTACTTATTTGTTTATTATCCGGGTACTTTTCCTGCAATCTATCTATTTTTTTAGTTGCTAAATCCTTTACGTTCTGTGGTAATATTTTACAACACAGATAAGTTGGGTAATGTAATATACCAGGATGAAATAGTCCATTATGGTCCTTAATGCCTATTCGCTTGAACTTTTGTGCTAATAACCATTCCCCAAATTCTGCCAAATATAATACGTTAATAGCATTAACAGTACAAAGTATTTTAGCGTATAAATGTTCTCCTGCTTTATCAATCTTTTTTAAGTTTGCTTTTATAACATTCCAATCTGCTGGGTATCTTAGCCAATTATTTTGGTTGTCAATGCCATCAATGCTTAACATAAGTTCTACCCATTTAAATTCTTTCCATAACTTTAATATGTTATCAGGTAAAATAGTTGCATTAGTGTGATACCGTAATTCAATATTTTTAGCATATCCTAGCTTTACAACTTTTTCTAAAAATTTTGTATGTACTTTTAATAACAGAGGTTCGCCGCCAGCAAATATAATATGGCGCATATTAGGCAATAATTCTGTTAAGTCTTTATCCCAAAGCGTTTCGTCGTCAACCCAATCAAAATCTGACTTACTAGTATCATCTTTTTTCCATCGCCAATCGTCAGCAACTATACCTGTGGTTCGACTTATAATTTTATCTTCGGAACCTTGCCACTTACTCGAGTCAACAGAACGACACATAGTACATTGTAAATTACATGTATTACCTAATCTTAAATCTATTGTTATTAATTTTTCTTTGAGTGTTCCGTCCGCTTTTGTTTTCTTTATTAACTTTTTAAAATGCTTTTTACCTTTTTTCTGATCACCATCGCCTAATTTTCTACACCATAAATTATTTTCATTCATTCGATGACTTCTAATGTTAGCATCTTCTTCTTTATAACAATGACTACAAGCAGGAATTTTTTTCCCAGCTATCATTGCTTTTCTAGCACGTTTCCAATGATCACTATTCCATATTTCATTTATGGACTCATAGTTTAGATTAATTTTTTCTTTGTCGTTTGGTGGTTGTGCAACACAACATAATAACGGAGTGCCATTAGTATACGTTGCCATGTGTATCCATGGTAAAACGCAAAACGTTGGTGATATGTCATTTAAGAATTCTTGTGCCATAAGTCTTTAGTCATGTTACTAGGAAAATGAATTATTTTTGTATCTACGTATTTAAATACTGTGTCATACATAGATCTTGCAACTTCCGGAAAAGGTACTTGCATATAACTTGGTAGAAAGCCGTCCAACAGATTTTTAATATCTTTATGCGGAAGCGAATCACTAAAACTATCAGCTATTCTTGCTACTGTGTCAGCAAACTTTTGTGTTTGATAATAATAATTTAACCAACTTAATTCACTAATAACATTATGAAGATTGTTAAGTGGTATATTAAGTTGAATTATATATTTTGTTGGGCTCGAAATCATTATAAAATTGCTAAACGTCTTTTTATCATAATATTTCTCAAACAAATTCCACTCATCAAACCCAACTCCTATACTTGAAAAATATATTGACGGAGTAATATCATCTACAAACAATTTTGATCTATGTTCGTATATCTTTAATACAAAATCACAAAATGATTTATCTAAAGCATTAGGCGAAGCATCGAATACAACATCCATTTCATATGGAATATAGTTATCAGTAAAGATAGTATCCCACCCATTGTTTTTCAGCGTCGGGTTTGTTATACATATGTTAGCCATGAATCTGTTGCTTTCGTTTACTATAAGTAAACTTCTTGTTGTATTGGTGAAATGCTTTAACCTTTATTGTATGATCGTCAAATGTGTTTACAGAGTTAAGAAATTCTTGTTGATCTGCTTTCGGAGATATTTTAGCTAAGTGATTTGTTGCATTATTATTAAGAGGAAAAACAATATCAATTCCTGCTTTAAAGTAACAAAGATGTAAAAATTCAGCAGATAGAAATTGAGCACCTAATAAAAGTTGCGGACTTTTTATAGTAGGATCAGAATGACAAAACATGTTAATAAATTCTTGTTTGTCAGTTGGTACCTGTATCGGAGTTTTTAACTCTTGGCCATAAAAAGTACGTGTAATTGGATTGTTACTTGGTACTATTGGCCACATGTTATTAATCCATTCGGTAATTTGTCCTCTGTGTTTTTGTGCTATTATTCTAGATAACCATGTTCCGTTTGGTCCTTCGAATGTATTAGCGTTTAACCACGGAATATTTAATCTTTGTAACGCCTCTTGCTGAATCCAGTGATCTGCGTCTTCCTGTAATATTGTATTCATTAGTAATAATGATACTACTAAATCAGTATATTCTTGATTATCAGCATTCTTGCATATATCAACAAATGCTTGTCTCGAAAATGCAAATAGTACATCATTTATATAATTAACATTTTTAATCGAGTCCACGCCGTCACTTTGCCAATTCCAAAAAAGGAACCAATGCACATACATATAATTAAAAAATGCAATTCGTTTATTTTGATAGTCCGTTATACTTGTAAGTCTTTTCAATAACGGCCCATATACTGACTTTATCGTACCTCCATATAGTTGACCAGAGTAATGATCTAGCCGAATTTTAATGAATAAATCAAATTTTATGTTATTACTTTTTTCATATTCAAACGCCATTCTACCAGCATTAAATAAATGCCATAGTTGATACCATGTTGCTCCATGTCCGATTCTTTTTAATGCATCAAAATTAAACTTAAATTTAGAATATGTTTTTTCTGTTACTTCTTCTTGAGTATAGATTTCTATAACATCATGATGTATTAAGTCAGTAAGTTCTTGATTGCTATAATTATTTTGATGCTCAACATGAGTATATTTTACACTTTCATCATTAACAACCGAAACAAAAGTTTTAATATTACAATCAACAAACGAACCTTGAATATCTATCCAGTATTCTTTCCATAATATACTAGCAATGTAAGCACTTCGTGGTTGACCTGTTGCTAAAATTGCTATGTTAATCATTGACCAGTTCTTTTATACGCTTATATAATGAGGGATTTAAATCGGCAAAGTTTTGTTTTCTAGTGTTATCTTGTATGTCTGTCATCTTTATAAAATCTGTTAAGTTTTCTTTATACGCATCTAACTGAGGCAAATCTAAATAATTAACAATACCATCTATGCTATTACTTGCAATAAAATTTTTATCATATAATGTATATTCTTCTTTAAATTCAAGCAGTTCATTTTTACAACCTTGTCGCCATTCAACTGGCAAATTTCGTACATCAAGGAAAGCAGGATGCGTATTAATTAAAATATCAACACCAATTGTTTTAGTATTATCTGCACCATATAATTGATCGCTCATTTTATCTGCATAATGAAATACCTCGTGTATAGTATCTAAATTATAAATTTGGAGAACTGGTGTTGCATTAGACCAAACATTAGGAAGGTTAAGCATATCTAAATAATTTATCTCTAAGTCATTCCAATTACTAGGATATCTAATATATTCATTTGTTTTTCCAATACCGTCTAAACTAGCATTTATTACTACATTAGAAAATTGTTTAATAATTTCTAAAAAGGCTTCATTTATATTAGTACAATTTGTATTAAGAAAAATTTCAATTTTATCTGCATATCCTTGTTTAATACATTCGCCTAAGAAATCAGTATTATGTTTTATTAATGTTGGTTCGCCGCCTGTTATATATATTTTACGTAAACCCGGAATCCATTTTTTAGCATCTTCCCATAAATTATCACTATAAAATTGTTTTACATATCCTTTGTCAGTAAACCAGTTAAGATTATCGCCCCATGTTTTTTTCCATACATCAGTATAATCATCATTTTTATCAAACAACTTTTTATGTTCTTTTGCTATTTGACTACTATTATGTGGTGAACACATTCTGCATTTTAAATTACATAAATTACTTAATCGTAAATCTAAATATACAGGATCGCTTGTCATCTTATAATCATTATCACTTGCCTCTTTAACCCTACGATGTATTTCGTCTTCGCCTAATTTTCTTGTCCATTCATCATTGTGCATTTCTCGAAAACTTTTTTTACCTATTTTTTCCTGTAAAAAACAATGTTCGCATTCGTCAATTATATCTCCCTTGACCATCATTTTTCGCAGTTCTTTCATACGAGGCGAGTTCCATCCTTCTTGAAGTGTCGAATTACCTAGCGTTAACTGCCGTTGCTTTTCGTCACGTAGAATGCCAGGCTTAGCAATACAACAATAATTAAGAGTGCCACTAGTATTAACCATAAGGGATACCCATGGATATACACAAAATGAATTGCTGTATTCTTTATTATAATCAGGAAATTTTTCTTCGGTCATGTTAATATTACATCGCTTTCACGAATCAGTGGTGCTGTTCGAGCGGGATTAATATATGTTTCTTTAAAAAATCTACTACCATATTCATCTAAATCTGCAATTTCTATAGCAAGCTCGGACCTTAGATCTCCGCCTATTCTGCGTGTTTCTTTTTGTAATTTTTCAAGATCATAAGTCCATCCAGTATGTGTGCAAGTAGCACCAATTTCAGTTTCAAACTGTGGTGCAATTGTTTCGTTCCAATATCGTGTGTGCCATTCAAAGTCACGAACATCTACCCAGTTCCATGAATTCCTGTCAAAATTTGTCATCCAACAGCCTAACCTAGCTCCATATATTGCCCACAACCCATTAAGGGAATCGGCTCCAACACTCATCCATACTAGTAATCGTTTATAATTTTTCCAATGTATTCGTTTTTTAAAACTGTCAACTGGCACAACATCACCATTATCCAGGCTCATCTTGCATCCTTCACGGAATCCTGCTCTGTATGCTTGATATGGTGTTGCATTGTTATGTACATCACTATACACATTATTCATTTGTACATAATGTATATCCCAACAAAAATCAACTTGTCCGGCTGAAGTATTAGCATTTTCATGTGTAAACATGTTTTCAACAACATCAAGTGGCCAACATTTAATACCACCATTGCCATATACTAATCCATTAACTGTATTTTTACCACTCCAACTAACCACATCAACTTTCATATCTACTTTTCGATCATCTAATTCTATGTTTAGAAAATCAGGATCTATTATGTTATCGGCATCAATACCTATAAACCTAGGTGTTTCAGATAAAGCACCTGCGGCTTTATGTGCGGCATCACTGCCAAATACTCCATGAGATCGTTTTGCCCAAGGAATCTTGTTTAACAAATCAGCATAGTTATCATCGGCATTGGGTTCGTCATAACTAATGAATATAACATCATATTCTGTAATTGGGATTTTCATTGTATACCTACTAATACTTTGTGGTGGTTATGTAAAAAGAGAACATCTCTGTCGGTATTTACCCAGAATGTAAACACCCTATCATTTTTAATTTCTAATATTGGTATATGTACTTGTTGTATCATATTATGTACATTGTTTTTATCTACTACATAAAAATCTAAATAATCTGATAAAATATCATACTTTGCAAAGTTTTTTATTGATGACATTATATTAAAACGAGAAGACCAAGTATTTGTTTTAAAGTCATTTTCGACACTATCAAGCCATATAGCAACATCTGCGTATTTTTCCTGTGCTACAACTTCAATATCATATTTCGTGTGCTGGTGTTCTAATATAGCCGAGAATTGATTTTTATAAAATATTTTATAATCAGCAAAAATTCGTTGCGTAAAAACACTTATTTCGTTATAATTTACATATGATTGAACTTTCGATATATCAAATGTAGCCTGTCCTTCTTCTATAAATCTTTTAGTATCTACTTTTATTGTATCTAATAAAATATGTGGCTGATCTTTTTTGGTAATCCAAAATTCTAAAGTTTTTTGATTTGTATTGATATTAACTTTGTTAGATAACTCTAAATTTAAAAGTTGATCATATATTTGCGGACCAATCTTAAGAAATAAAGCATCCTCGTCTTTATCTATTATTACGTTTATATCACCATATATATTGTCCCACTCGAATACCGGCATCTGATATAATTCAGTATCATCTACTTGAATTTGGAGTCGGTTATCTTTATGTTTTAAATCATAACGTTGTTCGTCGGGATTATAAAATATTCGTAATTTGTCATAATTTACAGTCTCTTTTAAGTATTTTTCTATATCTCCAGTTTGATGTAATGTTTCCCTGAGATTCTTTGAATCATACTTATCAAGCGGTTTGTGTTTAAATTCTACAACAGCACCAGTAAATTTATCACTGTAAATCCACAATTTATTATCCCTTGTAACGGCCTTAACGTATCCATTCATCAATTTGCTTCTTGTGCGTTTCTATAAAGCGTTTATCTTTATAATGAAACAAATGATTGATCTTGTAATTCTCAACATACAAACCATCATTAGATAGCCATACGTTGATAAAAGAGGACCACTCAGTGTTTCGAATCCTTCGAAACGTTTTTTCTATAAGAGGATTCATATGTATATATGAATAATCGTTAACTAACATTTCGTTGCTTATACCTAATATATGAGCAGTCAAGGAAAACGAAAGAACAGTATCATAATGTTTAAAATTAACACCTTTTTCTATATAAGGGAAAAATTCTTGCCAATTACTACATACCATATACCATAAATTAAAAAATTCTAATGCTGTATCATTATTACGCTCAAATACCATAGAATGTGGTAGTAAGGTTGTAATATTATTCTTTTTTAATACATCGTATTCATATGGTAAATTCTTAGCCCTAAAACTTAATGCATTTCTTGGCACTTTAATAGCACTTAGTGTTTCTAGCAGGTATATATCTAAATTATCTTTACTTGTCGCAATAAAATCATTGTCAATATATAATGTCTTTTTAAAAGGTGTTAACCAATATATTGTACATTGATTAATTTTTTTATTCGACCAGTAACTATCTATAGCAATACCTTGGGGCATAATATAATCTGCTTTAGTTTTGACTTTTAAATCTGTAATTATGGCTATTGGAATATCCGGAAAAAACTTTTTTAAACTTGCAACACATGCAACCACACATTGTTTTTGTATGGGATCGCTATGCTTATCTAATAACAATGTTATTCCAAAATCTGCTTCTATTGGAGCTATTTGCCATTGAGCAGATGTGTCCGCATATTCCTTTGCGTCAATTCCCGTCTTAGATACCGAGCTTTTTTTCATAATAATCTGTAATTTTTTTTGACTGTCTATCTACAGCCCGTTTATTCATCATGTGAATGTCAACTCCATTCCATGTTACTGGAATATCTTTCCAGTTTTCCATTTGATCATTTGCAAGTATGCTATATGTCCCTTCAGTAAATTCATATATTTCATCTTTTTGATCACTAAAATACATTGGATCTTTAAAGTCATGCCAGTCTGTTGCGTTTGAATTTGACATAATGTGACAAGCAATGCTCACACAATAATCTGTTCTATATAAGGTACCAGGGAATTTATATAGAAACTTAAAATAATTATAATTATCTTTTATATATTCCCATAAGTCAAAAAATGTTTTAGCTACATCGCTTTTATCAAAATAAATGACCGTTGACCATTTCATTTTTATTCCAAGATCATGGAGCCAAATTTCCCTCCATAATGCATTGTCACCACGCATATTTTTTGCATTACTAAACATATTAAATGGCACTTCTAAGTCAAAATAACTATCTAGCATATTTGACAGAACTAGATAATCTAAATCTATTAAAATTGTTTTATCATACGGCGAGATAGTAAACACTTCGTGTTTATTATTATTAATAAATGGTGCTTGAAACTCTGTCCACGGACTATCAAAATGAGTACGAATATTTTTTTGATCAGTTTCCTTTAAAGGATCATTTGTGACCATTACTTCGTCAAATACCTGGTTTAATTTTTCAACACCAATTAACTGTTTAGCATAACCTAACGAACCTTCGTCGGTAATTAAGCAAAAATCATTATTTTTTAAATGTGTCTTTACATGCAATGCACAAATATATGCCATTAACACATAATTTATTTCTTCATTATTGTAAGCAAAGGCACATATTCCTTTACTCTGAGACATCTAATAACTTCTCCATATTTCTTGCTTTTTTAATTTTACTAAATTTAGTATTCCACACATTCATTGCAGAATTATATTTTTCAATGCAAGATGTTAATATGTTAGATATATTATCAATCTTAACAGGGTTATCATGTGCATCAAGAATAGTTACTTCCGTTTGTTTTGCTTGTTTTAACGCATTAAGAAAACTGATTAATACTTGATCAATTATTATTTTTTGTCCTGAATGCATTATATGCAGGCTTTGTTCGGAGGTAAGTTTGAGGTTATTTTTTTGGTTTTCTAATACCAGTCTGTAATTAGAAAAATCTAAGGCGTTTTTTAATCTTTCATCCATATTTCCTTGTACTTTTTATAATGTGGTAGGTTTTATATCGTTCATCGTATTTATAAATGTGCAAACTCTGATTACTTATTATTACGAATCTTCACCAAGAGTATCCATATTGTTAGTTAGAGTCCAGCTAGGTTTAGTAGTATGATGTTTAATTCCTCGATTAGCAATATCAGCACCTGATCTTAATTGAAATAATATATTTTGTGTACCATCAATAATATTACCTGTACCAATATATACAATTTTAAAAGAAACTAAATTGTTTTCAACCTTTACATAAATCTTAACCCGTTGTGACATTGAGTACCCTGAGTAACTAGAATACGCAGAGTAACTACTAGCACCGCTGTAACCGCTGTATCCAGAGTAACCGCTGTATCCAGAGTAACCACCATATCCGCTACTACCAACTCCACTAATAAATGCTAGTTGATATTCACTTGTTAAATCACAAAAAGGAAGCCAATATAATGTTCCAGTAGTTCCAGTATAGTTAGGACCATCGATGTTGTAATAAAATGTACCTATAGCGGCAATAATGTTCGCCCATTCAATACCTGCGGCGGTAGTTGCTCCTGTAGTTGATGGTGTTATTCGTACATCGCATCCTGCATTAAAAAAATATCTTACATCGTCAAAATCACTAAAAGAAAGGCGCAGTTCTGTAATTATTTGTGTTTGCCATGAATCGGTTCTAGTTGCTGTTGTTAATGCTGAAAGTTCTGCTTGAGCTGAATCTAAATAATTAGCATAAGATCTTGTTGTATAAATCTTATTACCAACTATACCAGTGTCAATCTTTTTTGTAATTACCTCATTAGATGCATCAGCAAGAGCATTATAATGAGCGGCGGCAATTTTTTCTCCTCGTGTTACAAGTGAAACAGTATTTCCGCCAGATACTAACGTATATCCAGTATGTATTAATGCAATATTAATACGAACTATTAACTGGTTCCAGTCTTTATGTGTAATCTTTTTCGAGAATTGTTTTGATTTTCTGTTTCCCCAACCAAATGTGTATGTAGCACAATTAGTACCTAGCGAAGTTGAGACGGCATTAGGATATAAATCTGAGAAGACTTTGTTAACTTGATTATAAACTTCTGTAAATTGCGCCTGAGATACAGTATCTGTACCCGCGGTAACATCATAATGAGCCACACGTAATCCTAATCCTTCACCAAATTAAATTAAGCATATTCAGCACTACTTGCTATGCCATGATATCTTGGATTCATTGTTGTATCTTGTCTTAAATTCATACCAGCTTTAATTGTTGGAAAATTTGCTGTATATAACGTAGTATCATCCTGTGTCGCAGTTGATGATGGTGTGAATACCGTATCGGCACTCATAATAAACATTGTTTTTCCACCTACTACAAATTCCATAATACTATGAGCAGTTCCGGTACTATCATTTAACGTTTTTGCAGTTATTGATCCTGCACTACTTGAACCTATTCCAACTGAGGCATAAGCAGATCCTGAATAAACTTTTAAAGTGCTAGTATTTGTATCAAACCAAAAATCACCTGCACCTTGCGAACCTGTTGGTGTTGCTTCGGAAACAACTAAATTTGGGCTTATCCGCCAATTTCCACCGGTATCATAATATTTTAATCTATTGTTTAAACTATCAAACCATAGTTGACCTGCTAACGCATTTGCTGGAGTAGTTCCTCCAGAAAAATTGTTAAGTAAATTTACAAAATTTTGGTTTATGTGTAATCCATAATTTGTAGTATTTTTTCCAGGAATAGATAACGTAGTCGATGTTGTATCTGTTGTACCATCAGAGATAGTTGCTATTACTGTACCATCTCTGCCTGTTATTGTGTAAGCCATATCAACCGCACCTTATTCGAATTGTGTAAATTACTTGTATTACTCTATTTGCTGATTTTTCTACTGGGTGAAAAATAACATGACTTAATAAAATACCTGCGCCTAATGTACCTGCACGAGCCCGTAATCCTAGTTCATCAAAAACAAATGTTCCATCAACACTTGCATTATTATCTAACGACCCTTGATCGACACCAGCTAAATTAAATGTAGTATCTGATGCAATTGGCTCTCCGTAGTCCATTGTGCAAGTAATAATAATATCACTATAATTCTGTCCACTTATATGATTAACTGTCATGTAATTCTTTGCGGCACTTGTATTGTTAGCATCAGTTCCGTCAATTACTTTAAAGAATTTTGCACTATATAAGTTTCCTGATGCAATATCAGTATTTGGATTTTTATAAGTTATGGCACCGGAAGCATCAACAGTTGCTCCACCATTTCCAAAATGCATTTCAAATATAGTTTGGCCTGCATTTGCCGCACCGGTAGCAAGAGCAACACTCATATTTTCAAAGTTAATTTTATTACGCTTATTAACAAGAATACGATCTGTTGTTAAATCTTTTATACATATGTGGCCTTCGACCGCGCCTGCGTCAACTATATCATCAAAAATCATCTTTTTCCCTTTTGTATATTTATTACTATTAAATAGTACCGATACTATCTTTTATCTTTGTTGCTATTTCATTGGTACTACTATCTAGTATTGTATTTAAATCATTCCATTGAGGATGTCTAGGAAATCCTCTATCTCTATATGTATCGCCACTAGTTATATTTTCATGACAATATCTATTAACATTTATTTCTTTTGTTGCATCTCGTACTACTGTTCCTGCATCATGATCGGCCGGAGAAGTGCCTAATGCACCTCGGTGGCAACTTTTTAAAGTATTACCATCTATTCCGTCAAATTCTATACATTCAGCACCAATCCACACTCGTCCTACTTTCCATGCAATTGGTATGATTGTGCCGCCGCTTATATAAGCAGGATCTTCAATTGTACTTGCACTAACAACATCAATTTCTGTGTCGGTTGCAACAATAGCACTAGATAATGTACTACCAGCAGAGTCATCAATTTGAATCCACTTAGCATGATTATCTCTATCACCAATTATCGTTCTCCATGACCTTGTTGCTGGAGAGCCGGATAATACTTCAGTTGCATCGGCTGGATTATTTTGTATATTAATTACAACAGATTCACGTAAAAATTGCGGTACCATCTCATTATTCCAATTTTGTTCACCATACGGAATATAAAAGTTACTTCCACTTATTATATTATTCGGATTGGCTACTGAACTATATGCCGCCATTACAGGACCTAATATTGATGTACCAAAAGAAGCGTCAGTAAACGCACCACCACTGTATATTAAATCCATATCATTTGTTGACACATCTGTACCTTCAGGATTCATAACACCAGCGGATTCTTTTGTTACTACAGTAAACAATACTCTAACTATATCGTTTATTGCTAACTTAGATGTAAAATTAACAACTCGCCCTAATGGACCGTATTGTACTGTATATGTAGAAGTATGTTTTTCAATATTATTGACAGTAATTTTAAATACCACACTACCTGGGTTCCAACTAATAGTTGTGCCGTTCAGTGTACTTGGAAACTCATTAGCAGGAATAATAACATGATCAGTTGCAGTAGTCATTGTATATTCATACAAATAAGCATCTACATTACTCTGCTGGATTTGCATTTTAGCAACATGTGAAAGTGAGTTACCATATGTGGCTGTTCGACTATCTATTTCTGTCAGGGTAGAATTGTTCATATCAAACATATGCTTAGAAAATAACTGTTTTTCTAATTTAGAATGATATGGTTTTGCTTCGTTGTAGTAATCTATTGTATTTTCTACATTTTCTACGTTATATCCGCCTGGTTGTATATCACCTTTACTTACAAGTCTAAAGTTGCTTTCACTAGTTTTTTGTATCCAAGGAACAAATGATTGTTCATGTAAAATATAACGTAGCATATTAAAAAATATGTTATTAAATTTTGATTCGTACGTATCAGTAAACAATTTAAACAATACATCACTTGCTATAATTTCAAATTCAACTTCAGCATCGCTATCAAATCCGACAAAATCAAATAAGTCAACATCATACCCAACTACAATCGTCTCCCATAACGTATCCAATAATTCTATTGTACCATTTTCTTTTTTAATTAAAACAAATTTTTGTGAGTCCCCAACTTTTTGTACTTGATAATATTCTTTATTTCCAGTACCATTATCTGTAACTTCGATAATTTCATTAAGTGACCTTGTACTTGCATCAAGGGTATTTAATATACTTAAATCCGCAATGGTTGTTGCACTTGATTGAAATTTAACTCCGCTTTTAATCCAATCAACATATTGCCAATAAGTTGTTGGATTATATGTAACTGTTCCGTGTGTTACAATAGATTTTTGCATATCTAACGTAACTGTACTCGAGCTTGATGAACTCCATTCTGGCATTTCATCAACAACATTAATATCTTTTAGTATAAGATTAGCACGTTTTACAAATTCTCGTTTTGCTTCTTTTCTATTTTCAAACCAACTTTGCCGAGGACGAATTAAATTACCTTGTCTTGCATATGGATGCAAATTATAATCAGGCAATGAAAGTCGTTTCTGTTTCTTTTTAAATATAGGATTTATTGTATCAGCCGGTATAACTGTTACATCTATATCTTCTAAATCATACACTTGAGTCCACGGATTAATGTTAAACTCATTTGAATCGGGTAAATTATAATATTGATGTCCATCTACCTTGGTTACCCACGGAGTTTGCCAAACACCGAATGGCAGTTGAAGACCGGCAGTACTTTGGCCCGGAGTAGCAGGACTATCAGATGGTGCATGTGTAATAGTACATTCGAAATATACACTATCATAATATATAATATCTCCATTAAGGAAAGATCCAGCATCTACTAAATTACCGGCGGCTACGGCGGTTGTAGTATTTCCTCCAAAGTGTGGTTTTAATACCTTCCAATATTTGCTCTCAAACATAATTATATCACCAATTACATATCTGGCTGTTGCAATGTAATCCGTTTTATATGTCCATATTTTATGTTCAGTGTAATCTGTATTAAATCCTATTAAGTTATCTACAAGTTGTGCTCGATATTTTTCATTAAGTTTCTTACTTGAATCATTTTCAATTATAGTAACCCATTCATCATGAACTGCTTTATCGGTAGTATTCATTCTTATTTGTACAACCGTATTTGTCTCTATTAAATTTTGTACATTTGCTATAGTAATTGCATTAGGTGCAATTGGTGCCGCCCAATTTACGCCCATTGCAGTTGGATCTGAAATGTATCTTGCAATATCATATGTGCTTAATGTTTTATTTTGATTAACTGCATATGTTTTATTCTTAACCCAAAAATAATAATAATTTTTTAAAGTTCCGGTTGCATCTATCTCATCTTCTATTGTATAATAGTAATAGGTATTGCTACCTGAGGTAACAAAATAAGGTGTTCCGCTTATTTCAATTTCATCTTTAATAGTACCTTCTGTCGTTGCAACCCATGCTTCCGGATCAATTGGACTTTTTGTCCATTCATATACATCTATAGTTGATGCTGGAAATACTTTACCCCAGTAATCGTTTCTATATGAAATTGAATTCTGTTCGTATTCAATATATTTTACAGTATTAAGATTCCACCAAATTAGACCTTCGTTTTCGTTAGCCCATGCTCGTGTTGTATCTATTATTGATGAGCCTTGTCCGCAGTCAGTTGAATACGAAGCATCAGTAGAGTTACTATACATTGCAGGATCATACAAACTTTTATAATCAATGTTTTTATCAGCTTCGCCAGGAATTACACCTTTAAATGGATCATATAATTCGCATTCAACAATTTTTTTATTTGTATCGCCGTTATATAAAATAATTTTATCAATATTTGCTTCATCAACTTTAGGTTGTTGCCAGCGTAAAACAGGTTGGCCCAATGTATTATCAGGAAGCAACCCCCATCCATAACAATTGTTTACGGCTTCTTGATAATTATCTGCATCATACATTAAAAATACATCCAATGCATGTAACATATCGTGCCTGTATACTGCCCAACCACCATATATAGCATCATAATCTACGTAAGCAACTGACCCTTGTCTCCAAAAATATGATGGATCAGATGTAGTTGCTGTTAGTTCGGTTACTGTTTGAAAACGTACTGGTTTAAATGTATAAAATTTACCTTCAGTTGCAATTACAGTAGATCCAACAAACTCGTCAATTAAAAAATGATTAGTTGATTTTAATGAACCATCAGCATTGTTACCTGCTGGAAAACCAATTATTTTATGTATTCCATTTAAATTAGTATTTGCAGTTGTAATACCTGCAATAACAACATACTCGCCTTTGATTAAATTGTGTACGCCTTTAGTTGTAATTTGTGCTTCGTCGCCTGTTACTATACCTTTGCAAACTTCTATAATAGCATTTGCAGGTTCTAACGTTGCAGTGGTTGTTTGAGAAGTAAAAGTAGTATTATCATAATCCATAAGTTGTAACATATTCCAACCATTTAAATCATAATTTGCTACCCATACACGAGATTTACCTAGAGTATCTTCTTGTGCTAACCATGTTGGTTCATCAAGATAGAATCCATCATATCCGGTTCCGTCTACTAACCATAATGCAGGAGGTGGCATGTTTACTGTAATAGCCGCATTATCAGATGATTTTGTTACTTTAGCAGGATATATAACTAAGGCCGCTGTACCTGCTGATGCATCCCAAGATTCTACTTCTTCAACAACATGAGTTTCAGTAGGTACTGTACCGTCAGCATCAGCACCAGTCCATGTAAGTTTTGTTCCAACATATGGCTTTTGTGTTAGCCCATCAACAAAAATAGTATCACCACTTTGATCGGCACCATTAACATAAATTGTTTTAGCTTCATAACTAATAACGCCTTGTTGTGCTTCCCACAATTTACCTTTGTATCGTACCTTACATCCCATTCCATAATTTTCTGTTGCTACCCATTCTTTATGCTGAGTAAGTTCAATAGAATCATATATAGTAGACAATTCAGTTAGATTTAATATAAAATGATCGGCTTCGCTTATAAGTGCATATCCACCATACGGCAAATCTCCTTCAAACGGTGCACCAGCGGCTGATGTAATATAATCGCCACCTACTTTATATTTTGCTCTATCATAAAAGATATCTGTATTATATCCATATTCATTATCACAAAGTATAAACGTTGCACCCATGTTAGCATGTTCGGAACAGAAATAAAATAAACGATTACCAGTGCCTGATACAACGGTAATTTCAACCCATCGAGTAGTTGAGGTTTTGTAACTTGCCGCCCATACTAACGCATCTGCTACTTGCACACCATCAAGATAATAACGAGCATTTACATCATATCGAGTTCCGCCTTGCCATGTTCCATCAACTGATGTTGAGAAATATAAATGATGATTATCATTAGATGAATCACTTAAATCAAATCTATATGTTATGCCTTGAACAAGCCGCTGTACTTTTCTTCGGATTCCGTCAAGTGCAAAAGCATTACTAGTTCCTAGTGGTACTGTTGTAACACGTATTGTTTCTAAACTTGTATCTAATCCTTTTGGCTTCCAAACCCAACGAGAATCTTGCCCTAATATATTAATTTTAGTATCTGCTTTAAGGTCTTTATTTGTTTCATCTCTAAATTTTGAGAATTCAATTAATTGTCTTTCTTGATTAAAATCTCTAGGTTGAACTACAAACTCTATAGTATCACTCTCTCGTGTTGCTCCAAAATCAGTTTCTTTAATCATCCATTCTTCATTAACAGATGTTATACTGTTACTATCATTGTATAATGTATTAATATTTCTTTCTAATCTATTAAAATTTTCATTAGTTCCTTTATTTTGAATATATCCTCTATAAAATTCAAAACTTACATCGTTATCAGTGTTTAGATTACGTAAAAAGTTTTTTTCTGTATATCCAACATTATACCGTAATGCTTTTGTTAATTCTTGATTTGGAATGCCTTGTTCAACTGCAAAATAATCTGTACTTATTTGTTTAATGCTTGTATCTATATTGGCTTCTATTGTATTGCTTTTAATCATATAGCCTGGTTCAGCAAGCCGTCCTGTCCAGTCTAATAAGCCAACAGTTGATAGTTTTGCTCGAGGTTGTTTAATTCCTAACAACGGACTATAAACAACATCATTAAAAATTGTATTTTTATCTATTGCAATTACATGTTCATACATGATTACTTTAAAAAATAAACAACCCATGCCAGCATTATCATGCACAATTTTAAAATCATTTCCTGTTCGACTTACTTCTAAAGTTTTATCATGAACTATCTTGCCTGTAGTTGTAAATCCATTTATATTTTGATATCCAAAGTCTTTATCAAGTAAAACTGTGCCTCGTGCTTTTTCAATAGTAACAGCCTTGGAGGAAAAATAAATTGTGATGCTTGCGCCTGTTGTTTGATTTTGTTCTCCCCATATAACATATGATTGAACAATATCTTTTATTGTTTTATCAGTTGTAATACCTTTAGCAGTATAGTAATGATATATCCCTCGTAACACATCAACAATAGCCTGATTATTTTCATATATTTTACCCGAATCAATTGTTACTTCTGTTGTAGAATACGTTTTATTAGCAATCTTACTATCACTAACAGATTCTAAACTTTTAACATCAGATTGATATTGATGAAATATAATTTTCTTACCAATTGAATCGTATGTCGATATTGCTAACCCAGTATCTTTTTTCGTAATCTTTATATTACTATAAACAAATCGTTCATTTGCTGGACCTTCATATAAAAATATTTGTTGATTTTCTTCTGGTAACGTATTACCTGCTTGCAAATTAAAACTAACAGGTAATTTTATTGCTGTTCTATTATTAATAATAAAATTATTTGTTTTACACAATATTTCAGGTGTTAAATTTCTTAATGTTTTTCCAAATATTGTATTATCTTTATCTTGAGCTAATAAGAATTCAAATATAAAATTCTGTAGTCCTATCTTTTTTGTTATAACATTATCTGACGTTACTTCGCCGTGTGTTATATAAGAATTAAATGCAGTTCTGCCACCATCTGTATCAACAGTATTAATGTTTTTTGCTAATTTTTTAAATTTTAATGAATCAAAATATCTATTAATATATTCATTAGGATAAGAAAAACAATACTGTAACACATCAACAAATTTACTAAAACTACTATTCTCAAATGCTTGTTCTGCAGGACCATAATCTTCATACTCAAAACTTGTTTGTTTATTTCCATTAGTTAATGATGCTAATTCACCTGCACTAATAAGGCCGGCGGCAACAGGATCATTTAAGTTTCCGGTAACTGCGACAATATTATCAGTAATTGTAGTATTAATTTCATAGCGAGCATCATATCTACCAATATCAGCAGGATTGTTCCAGTGTCCTTTTTTGATTGCAGTTATAAGATTTGCTCGTTTAGTATCATCGCCACCATTTGCAGTATTTTTCCAGCAATAATACGTATCCCACCATGTAGGTTTATCAGTCCAGGCAAATATTTTCCACGGATAAAGATCTGGCCTACCAGTTAAAAACTTATCTTTTATAATACCTAATGCATGACCAGGCTGATTAGCAATACCACTATAATTTATTGTAAAATTACTAGCTGTATCAAAAGTAAAAGTAAATGGTTGTACATTAAATAATTTTTCCCAGATATTATAAAGTTCTTTGCGGATTTCTTTTGACTGATTATATCGAGTAAACTTGTTGTTTAATTCTTTCTTTTGAATGCCTGTATGAAAACTATCTTCAAATTTATGAAATGATAGTGTATGATTGTAAATTCTCATTTCAAAATCCATTAATGCTTGTTCTGCTATTGTTAATGTAGTAGAACTAACTGGATATAAACTACCATCATGTCCTTGTATAAAATGTTTAAAATTATCATGAACATTAATAGTTTTTGAACCATTATCCATGGCATTCATTTTAAGAACATGCGTTGGCTGTCCTGTACTATCTGATATTATCTGTGGTATATATAATTTGTTTAACGACAAACTTGCTGGCGAATTAGGAATAAAACTATCATTGCTACTTGCTTTTGCAATTCTAGTTAGAATAACCGCACCGTTAATCGGAGCAGTTAAAAATGTAATTGTACCATTTCCGACACAAGTATAATCAGTATCTAATACTTTTAATACATTACTAACATAAATTTCAACATTATCATTATAACCATCTGCTGTTGTCCATGTTGTAAATGTTGAGGGCAATGCAAATGCAGTAGTAGTTCCGTCACCAACATGAAATTTTTCATTATCACTAACAAATTTATATGAAATATGATTTGTTATACTAAACGGAAATCCTGTTGCTTTACCTTGTGCTAATGACATTAAGGCATCATCTAATAGTTGTCTAGACGCTAATGTTGTATAATCTTTAAGTTGGTGTTGATTTTGTATTTCGTTTATTAATTTAAACTTAAAAATTTCATATTGTTGAGCATACCATATTACACTTTGTACTAAATCATTATCAAGTAAAAATCCAGTTAATAAAGCAGGATTTTTATATTGTAGTATTGTTCCTGGTACAGTATCTAATACTCTTATATTTCTATAATTATTATTTCCTAAAGCATCACCAGATAAAAATGGTTGATTTTGTATCAATGTTTTGGCATGTGTAAATACCTGTTGATAACTTATGTCACCAGGTTGATCCCACAACGGATTTTTAACTAACGGATTAATATCACCTTGTAGTTCTTGCCAGTTTGGATTTGAAGGACTATAAGCCGAAAGATTGATAACATCCCCTTCTTGAATAGTTGTAGTTTCTAGTAATTGATTACTAGTAGCACTTGGAATAACTACATCACCATCAGTTGTATCAAATGTAACATCAATGCCTTGTGATTTTTCTGTTACCCAATATGGAAAAGTTACATTGGTGCTCTCTCTCCAATAATCAGCAGTCTTTGCTTCAGCTTCTACTTGGGTTCCTGCTTTTTGTAAAGTTCCATTTCTATATACTTCAACGTTACCATAATTTGTAGCTTTTTTATGTAACCAAATATTACCTTTAATTGAATTATCAACGGTTGATCTATATTGTAAATGCGGATATGTATCTTCGTCAACAATAAAAGATAACTCACCAGTTGATGCTCCATTATTTGTAATACCACTAGGTACTGCTGAACCATCTGGTTGTACAATTTCAAGTCCGTGTGTTTCGCTTTTAACATAAATCGTAGATACAGTTTCCCCTTCCATATATATTGTAGGGTTTGTATCAGACGATTCTGGCGGTATCTCAATCATTCGTCCATGTTTATTTTTAAACCAGCGCCAACGATCACCATCAAATTGTGCATATACTTCAAAATTATCACCAAGATAACTATCATTTATAAATGGTATTTTATATGAACCTGCTAATCCTGAACTACCAACAATAGCATAATTTGTATCATCAATTGTATTACCAACTTCAACATCTTTAATCCGAGGAGTATATGCCTCATACAAACAAGGACTCCAGCCTGATTTATATACTGTACCTTGTTTAAAATGATATAAGCCGGCTAACTTAGTAGTAACACTTCCTTCTTTGTACTGATAACGAGTTGCTTGTTGATCCCACACAAATGTATAATCATTATTACTTGCAAATAAATCTGGAGTTTGTATGCCTGTTGTGTTTAATACAGGATTTAAATTTAATTCAGTATCAATTGTTCCAGAGGTATCTGTTTTATATGAAAAAATGCTTGATCCAGCAAAGTTACTATTAGGATAAATTGTAGAATCATCTAACTCAACCCAGTTATCATCGTATAATTTAAACAACGGGGCTTGCCCTCTTGTAATTTTCTGTTGAGATTTAATCCATGTAGTTCCATTATTATGCCATACATCTGCTTTATCAGCAGTATTATTTCCAACATTTACAAAAACATAATTATCAGTTGCTGTTGTAAATATTGGCGAACCAAGGACTAATGATGTGCCAACGCCTGATAATGTATAAGCATTATTATTAATATCCAACGACGAATTTATAAAAAGTAATTTAACACCATCGCTAAGTGTAAGATCTTCTCCGTTGATTGTTATAGTAGTATTCGTATTACCAATTAACGATGAACTAGCAACGCCTGAAACTATATAGGTAACGTTACCTTGAAAGACAGTTCCATAATTATATAATGCAACATCGTTATGCATTTCTACAATAGGTCTATTAGCACGTTTACCACTATCTAATACTTTTTCTACTAATTTCCAATAAGTTATTGCATCTTGTGTGCCGGGATTATTTCCTTCAGTTGTTTGCAATGCTTTATAAAAAAATCCATTATAACTTATAATATTATTAATTGCATAAGTTGTACCATTATCCCACGCAATATTTGTTTCTATAACTTGTACAACATTTTCGTGAGCCCAATAATTTGATATTGCCCAATGATTAAGATTAGGATTACCATGTTTTATTGTTTGATATTCTTTATTATGTGATTCAGGATTATCTCCTAATTTTGTTTTACCAGCAGATGTAAAAGTATCCATTGCTTCTAATGTAATACTGTTACCAACACCGCTGACTATCCATATTACACTTGTACTATATGCATTAAATGATGCAGTATCAGCATCAAATTTAATACGCATACCATCTTGTAATTCAACAGTACCAACAGTTGCAGTACGTTTACCAACAATAGTAGATGTATCAAGGGTTGTAAATTTAATATGCAAATCCCAATTGATCCAATAATACTTGTCATAATTGACAAATTTATCTATATCCATTGGTGGTGACCATGTATATGCTGAATGCTCAAAAATTTCATTTATATCAGTTGAGGTAACTCCGTATCTTTTTAATACTTCAAAAAAATCATCAGTTGTTAACGCATGATACACCTCATCTGTTCCTTGGTTTTTACTAAACCACCCAGGACTAAAACTATAATTTTGTTGTAAAGTTGATAGTAAACTTGCTATTTGATCTTGCGATGCCTTGTGATATCCACCTGTAGCTCTGCCGTGATATTGACTAAACTGCCTGGTTTCACCGTTACTAATAAGAAATTCCAATATAGTGGATAATACTTTTCTATTAGTGTCTGTTCGAAGATATGCGGGAAGTAGGTTAGCAAATTCTTTTTTTGTTGGTGTAGCATTTGTTCCGGGCTTAGTAATATTCTTTAAGGTAGCCGGAACATGAGGTAGATTTGCCATTATTAATTTGATCCTACAAATGATGTTGTTGCAATTTCTTCTGTGCTAGATTCAATTGTTGTGACACCCCCCGAGCGTAAATTAGCGTCTGTTAATGCACTTACTATATCTATATCATTTACAGAGATTGAGCTTATAAACACTTCGTTATTATTTGGGGTGATTTGAAAAAGATCGCCAAATACACTTGCTTGATTAACTGGTACAATAACTACTGAGCTTACAACTCCGGCTAATATTTGATGAATATATGCCGATAATTCAGTAAAATAAAATGTCTCGCCAAAGTCCCAGTTATCAACATTAAAATATGTTTCAATAGCACTTATCACTTTACTTTTTATTTCGTTATCAGTTAAGTTTGTACCAGGCGACTTTACAACTTTAAATCTTGCTTGTAATTCTATATCAGCCGATGAACCAAACAATATTTTATATTTTACAGGCTTATATATAATTTCATCTGAACTCATTTTATAATCTTTAATAGAACCAAGTAATGTAGTTAAATCAGTTTGTGTTGGTTCATTAGGTTTTGTTTTTGCACTTCCGTCGGCTGTAATCCACTCTCTAAATTCAGTATCATAATTTTCTGTTAACACATATAAATCAATTATATTACTTGCTGAAGGATCTATTCTTCGTTCTTCAGTTGCAAAATGTTTCCATTGAAACTTTAGAGTTGCTCTTCCAGTATTAGTTACACCAGTTGTGTTAGTAGTATAACGTGAATATTTGTAACCATCTTCGACAACATCCGTAAAATTAAGTGTATTTGAATCAGGACCAACTACTAAAGCAAACGAATCCGGAACATCAGGCACTAAATCTAAATTCTCATCAACCGGTGTTACTATTAATTTAGATGGATCATTGTATCCATCACTATACGTTACTGTACCAACAGGATTAAACTTAATGTCAGTTCCAAGTAAAGTAGTTGCACCTGGCGCAGTATTGTTTCCAAGAACAGATATTGTATCGTTAATTGGTTTATTAGTATCTACATCAATAGATCGTTTAATATTAGGATTATAAAATCGCACTTGCTTATCACTACTAAAAATATACCTTGCTTGTCTAGATAATATTTCTAATCTATTTTGTACAAATTCAAATCGTAAAAACCATCCATCATTTGAATTATCGTTACTAGACACATCATTTCTTTTAAATGTAGAATTGGATCCACTTATATTATCTTCGTCAATAATATACCATAAGTCAATGCCTTCATTAAATCCTATACCAAAATTATTTCGTAATCCTAATTGTTTTGTCATTAATGTTTTTTCAGCCGAAGTAAATTTGCGTCTAAATCTAGGAAATATTTTAACAATTCGAGCATTATTAGGTATACGTTTACTAAGAACAACAGTTCCTAATCCTGCTGTAGTTTTTCCTGTATAATTACCATCTGTATCGATTGCACCTTGTCCGGATCCTTCAACACTTATTACTTTTGCCCACGTGTATGTATATGTACCGGTGGCCCATCCTGCAGTTTCGTTATCAGTAGTAGCCCGAGGTTCTGCAAAATATATCAATGCATCTTTAAGTCCAAATTTAAGAATAGCATCAGTTGTATAAGATGCTCCAAGTGCCGCCGCGGTCGATAGGGCAGTACCTATTTTAAAATATCCAGTTGATGTTGTTGAAGTGCTTGATACTTGTTTAAAAATCTTATTCTCTGCTACTCCACTTCCGATATAGGTAGCCGATGTAGTAGGATACCGTTCATAATAAAAATTCATTACACTTGCATCAAATAGCATGTTACTAGTAAGATCATCTACTATTTCATCATTAGTATATTTGCTTGGCAAGGTAATAACTTTACGTTTTAACAACAATTCTTTATACAAATAACCATCGTCGCCAAAAATATTAAGATTATTATAGACACCAGTTGGATCATTAAAAGTTAAAAATCTATTATGTCCGATGTTAGTTCTATTAATTGCTTTTATCTTTTTCAAAGCACTAGATTGCGTATACGGAAATACTGTATAATCTTGAGCAGTAACCATTCTATTTTGGCTTGCATAAACTAATGGAGCATTTTGTTTTATATTATCAACGCTTTCTGATGCAGTAGCAGTTCTAACAGTATATTCTAAATCAAATGTACAGGTTAAATCATACACTAAACCATCTGTTCCAATATACGGAAATGTAATAGATACATCTTGTACATCTGAACTTCGAAGTACATACGTTTGGGCATTACTTTTTCTGTACCAAATTCGAATTAAGTTACGTGGAATTTCGCCATAACTTCCGTCTGCAAATTTTATACTAATTTGGTCATCTTGTCGAGTAATAACAGAAAATATCTTACGTATATTTTTATTAATGGAATTATATATTACATTATTACCTTCTGTGTTGTCAACCTTAGTCCATTTATTAGCATCAGTTACAGTACCATCAGATGATATAGTTTGAACCCATACATCTGTATTATTAATATCTTTTACATCAACATCAATAACTCTATTTTCAACGGCTTCATTTAAAGTAAAATCCGAATAGTTTAGTTCGCCTTGCTTAAACAAAACAAAAAATCCTGTGTTTTCACTTAAGAATCCTGTGCCATCATTTCTATAATACATTCCCATAGCGGCGTTTGGATCAGGTGCATCTTCATAAAAGTAACCATCATCTAAAAAGGTTCCGTTAACAACTTCAAATGATTCACTGGTTCCGTTTGCTATAGCAGAAAAAGAATTTGTTACATCATTTTTACTTGTATCGGTATTAAGTTTATAAAGTTCTGTTGTAACAGAATCAACTTTACCTTTTTTATAAGGATTACCAAATTTATTAATTTGTTGAAATACTTTATTTAGAATTGTAATAAACTGTTCGTAATAATCAGTATTACCTGAGTCGCCCCATAAAATATCTGTATTACCAATATTATTTCCGTTAAAGTCATACACTATTTCAGATGTTTTTATTGACTTTAATTTTAGCAACCCAGTTGCAGGATTGTTTCTGCTTGGATTATATCCAATAAATTTTGCTAAGTTTAAAATACTTGATTTTTTAGTTGCTGTATCTAAAATATTTTCTCGTGTAGCCAAGTCTAATCTAAATGCTAAACTATGGCCTATAAAACTAAACAGATCAACTAATGCAATAAATTCACTGCTTTCAATCCAATCATTATAATCTTCTGCATAATTATCACGTACATAATTAACTAATGCTTCCCGTATAGTATCATAGTCATATGCTTTAAAATTAGCATTAGCAAAAGATTCGTATAATGCGGTGAAGTCCTCAGCGGCTAAAAGTTTCTTTTGTCGTAATGTTGTTGCCATTAAATTGCCTCTTCTGCGTTTATGTCAAACTGTATTTCCATAGCAGTTTGTTTATTTTCTGGTTTATAATGTAACATAAAATTTAATGTTATTGCGTTACCATCGTAATTTATAGTATGATCTAGTGTTACTAATTCAAACCTAGGGTCTATAGTTACAATACGTTTTGCATCATCTAAAATTTCATCAGCTAAACTGTCGTTCATCGGATTAAATAGCAATGAAGGAATAATGGATCCAAACCCGGGATCCATTAAACGCTCACCTTGTCGGGTGTAAAAATGGTTTTTTAAATCCTGTTTTGCTAAATTTAAATCAAATAATTGAGTACTTCCAATTTTTTTATCTACTGATGAATATCCTTTAAATAGTATTGTTGCCATGCGAAACGCCTTAATTTTAATTATTTATCGATGAAAAAACTACCTAATTTACATATCTTTATTGGCCTCACACATGAGCGTCCATTTGTTACAGAAGTGTGCAAAGAGAGCATATTACTACACAATCCTGGTGTTAGTATATTTCCTATGCATCCCCAACACATACATGGCTGGACTAGAAAACGGCCTGCTGATCAATATACTGATCATACGATTGCTAGATTTATGTGTCCTGCTTTTTGTAACTTTAAAGGATACAGTATATTCATGGATGATGATTTTATAGTAGAATGTAATTTAAAAGAAACATTTCGTTATATAAATGACATGCAGGCTGTCAGTGTAGTGCAACACAGATACAATCCTACCAAAATAAAATATCCAAGTACGGGAAATAAGGTTGATAACAATTCCAGTTTCCAACGTAAAAACTGGTCTAGTTTTATGCTGTTTAATAATGAACATCCAGACTGTCAACGACTAACATTAGATTATGTTAATAATGCTCCTGCAAGTGATTTATTACATTTTAAATGGACTGAAACACCGTTTATAGGCAAAATGCCGTTACAATATAATTTTCTTGTAGATGAATATGGACCAATCAAAAATATAAAAAATTATCATTATACTTTAGGCGGACCGTGGGCTGATGAGACAAAATCCTGTGATTTTGCAAAAAAATGGCTATATTATGAAAAAAAATACAAAAAACGGTTGACTTTTAATCAAGAGTAGCGTATAATATACATAATGAGAGAAGAATGGTTATCACATGGTGTGCTTAATCATTTGCAGGGACTTTCCTGCAATTTAATACTTGCATAGAAAGGCAAATATGAAAAATTTCCTCTTAGCGACAATCGTCGCAATACTGGCTGTTGGGTGTTCCAGCAATACCAGACCTACTCTGACTTCAGAAGAAATGCGTACTACATCGATCAATGCGTTGAAGCCAGTATCATATCCTGATCAATCAAATCGTCCTGAATGGGTAATGAGTGAACCGTTGCTTGATGGTGATTTGCTGTTTTTCACAGGTGTAAGTTCACTTTATGCTACAGAAAAATCTGCTAGGCGTGATGCAAAGCGTGATGCTTTATTTTCCGGTATGGAATATTTGAGCACCATTGCTAAGGCAAAATACGAACAAGCAGAAATGGGTTTTGGGCTTGACGGAGCAACATTATCTCCAACTATTGGTACCCGAGGTTATTACAAGTTCGTTCATATGAATGTTCTTAAAGGTGCTCGTACTACTAAGTGGTATTTTGAACGTGAAGCCGATATGGTTGGGCGTCCAGGATACAAGTATTTTGCACTTGTAGCCATGCCTAAGAAAGATTTCTTTAAGGCGTTTAGTAATACTGCAAAAACGAATGTGTTTAAAGCACAGACTGAAGCAGGGAATGCCGTTAATGAAGTTGCTAAAGCACAAGCCATACAAAGTATGGAATTTTGGAAACTGGTAGAAGAAGAAGGTATCACTGAGGATGACTTCTTTACAATTCCAAAAGGAACTGTTCCAAAAACTCAGTAACCCGGCCGGGCGTGGCTATCTAAGTTACGCCTAACCGAAACTCTAACATCAGGCTAATAAAGGACTAATATGAAAAACTTAAACATAAGCATGTTATGTTTAGCG